AACCGGCGGCAGCACCCGAATAGGGAGATGCGAGCCAATACCAGACCGCGGCATTGTCCTTCTTGTATTTGATCCGCTTTGCGTTGGAATCGTAGTATTCAAATCTGCCCTGATCCGCCGCTGCCTCCGCCTGACTGTTGCTGTATGTATGACTCCCGAACATCTCGTATTCAGTCGGGAGGAACAACTTGTCAGTAATTATGTCAAACCCAGGATTCGCGCTTGCTCCACCTTTACTTACTTTCCGCGCCGGGGCCTTCATCCAAGGCTCGTTAAACGGTACGCCGATAGCCTGCAGGCCCGGTAGGTAATTGTTAAGCAGATACTGCCGTCCCTTGCACCCTAAATAGCCATTGGTGTTGATATTGGTACTCTCCATGTAATGGCCTTGTGCCGTGGCATCGCTCGTATCATACCCAGGGCAATTATAAAAATGGATAAACACATGGTCGAAATTATTCCCGTTCTTGCCTTTTATGCCGTTTTTGGAAACAATGATAAATCCTAAATGCTTTCCATGAGCGCCGAGATCGGCGTTGGTTGTAAGGTTTATTGCCCCATATTGATCGTACCCTGCCGCGACAACTAACGGACACGTCCCTGATATATAAGGATACCAATAATCCCCATTTACAAGGTTCGCAAGATTACCGCCGTTAATGGTCTGGTAAACCATATAAAATATTTGCGTTAATTCGGCTGCGGACTGCGGTTCATGACCGAGAACTACAGTCGAGAGATTTCTTGCGCTTGGGCTAGACGGAATACCGCCGACATCGGTGCTATTGTTGATCACGCTCTGGCTGAACGCTTTTATTTTGTCATCGTTGCTATCTGCACGAAGCGTTCCGTTACCGGAGTACCCAACTACAAAGTTTTTACCAGCCAATAGGCTTACATCAAGGGTAAAGGTTATCGTGCCGTCACTGATTGAATACTGACATTGCGACAGGGTTGGAAGGTCGTTTTGATCAATCGAAGTCAAGTAAAACCCCTGCGCACTGGCCATTTTCACCGCACCCTCCATTACAACCAGAAGTCTCCTTGAGTTGTTGGAGGGAACCTCCGCACTCTGTATACTCATGGCGGTATTTGTGCTGTTATTTGTTACCGAACGGTTCGTAAACGCTTCTACCACTTGTCCTGCGTCATCGGTAGCCCCTGTGCCGTCATACGAGAGCTTTATATTCGGTTCATCCGCAACGCTGTCAACTGGTTCATTAAGCTCAATTTCTACCGTAACGCCCTCGGAAATCAAGTTGGTTATACGCGCCGATGTCCCGGACAATTCAAATGCCCCAATATTGGTTATATGTATCGGCCGGCTCATAACCAATACAAGGTGAGAAGGCTCAAGCTGTGGTATTTGAGCAGACACGAATTCTGCCGGCGCGTAGTCGGCATAGTTTTCAATCAGGTGCCCGACTATGGCAGCAATCGGCTCATCATCGTTCTGCAATACGTTCCCTTCCTCGGGATCGTAATCGAGATAATAATTGCCGTTCTGCGTGAAATACTTTGTCGCCAGCCTTAGCCGGATAGTCTTACTGTCCGGCTGGTCAATGAATTCCAGGGTGTCATTCAGCCCGGAAATGGAAAAGCCTTCGGCGTCATCGAGCTTCACGAAATTGTCAAACGCCAACACAATCTGGTTAGCCGCTGCCATTGGAATTGTTACCGACAACAGGTTAGCTGTGTACACGATTTCGTAGGTTGTCAGCGGCAGCTCTACCCCATAGGAATATCCACCAGAAGCAAGCCGCGCACGGAGGCGGTATTTATGCGTACCAGCGGTGGGTTCAAAATATTGTACCCCAGGTGCTATCTGTGCAACAGAAACAGGCTCGGCTCCGGAAACCTCAAATATCTCGATGTAATCAAACTCCATGGTCGGATCTTGCCAGTAAATGCCTCCGATTTGCGTACCGGGGTTATACTGCGAACCGTTAACGACATCCGTTATATCCTGTCCAAGGGTTTCAATCTCTGAAATGAGATTGCCTAGTTCGCTTAACTTTATATCGGACGGAACATTGACACCCTTATCACGAAGCGCCTGTAAAAAGGCTGCCTTACTTCTGGCCATAGCAACCAGCTTCGCTGCTAAATCCGGTTCGATTTCTTCGCCGTTTATTTCATCAATGGCTTCTATTGCGGCCATCCATTGCGTGTAAAGGTATTCTGTGTTGTCGCCAAGCATACGCAATGACTTATTCCATGCACCGTCTGGCCCTCCGAGAACATCATCATTTTCTTCGACCAACGGAATTTCTTCATGCCATTGCGGAGTCAAAGGTAAATTTGCCATCTCATCCTCCTAAATATTTATAATGGTTCCAATAACCATTTTCAAAAACGCTGTCCTACGGGCAAGATCCTTGAGAGGTTTGTTGTCAGGCCCATCTTCGCCTCCAAGAACGTCATCTTCTTTTTCAATCTGGTAAACGCCAGGTTGCCATGTCGCTGAATTAGGTAAATAATTCATACTCTCTCCTTAGAATATTATTGTCCAAGAACCTTCAAGACTGATGTCCGATTCTTTGTTGATAGGGCTTACTCGTACCCTGCGAGCGAATAGTTTTCCGTTTTTTGTAAACAGTCCAAACTCTTTAATTGCTTTTCCGTTCCCTTCGCTAAGAGCTAGGCTCCAGTTAAACTGTACTTGTCCTCCAAATATCGGATGCTCATTACCTTCCGAATCTTTATAAACCGTTGGATACTCAAAGCCATCAACATCCTTGAGGAAAGGATTCGTTAATGAAGTATCGTCAACTGTTGGTTCGGTGCTGGACAGACCGAAACCAATTTGCTTAATGCTACGGTCGGCTGTGTCGCCAGCGATTAAATGAGCCATCTGATCCCTTGCATCATTTACGATAAGGTTATTATCCTCAATTACCTCAATGAGCCGCTTCTCTCCTGTTGCCTCATGCCTGTAAACCCTGCAATTCAGAACGCCTTTAAGCGGTTTCTGTACAGCCAACTTTTCAATGAAATTAATTCCATTCTCACCCATGATCTCCTCCCTGTGTTATACCGGAACTAATATTCCGGAGTTAAAATTTATTTTTCCATTGGCTTTATATTTTCCATCATGTTTATGGTGGTATTTCAAACCAATAGTAAATTCATCATTTATCTCAATGCTGTCATTGACTGCTAAAGAAATTTTAGTTTTATCTTGCTCTTGCACCTCTGCTGTGTCGTGCAAATCTAACATGACATTAATAGCTGTTCCGTCAACAGTATTGAAGTTGTCCTGATATTTATAGCTTGTAGATACATCTAAAATATCACCCATCCCTGTTTCGGCGTTGAATTTGTGTGTACCATTTGCTTTTATTGTCCCACTATGTTTAAGCCTTGTTTTATGTTTATCAGTAGTATTTGATTTTTTTACCGTTATATTAAGTTTATCTCTGGAACCGGATGCAGTTATTTTTCCATCATGCTTAAAAATGCCGTTAAACCGGAATGTTGTTGGGAAATAGTCTATAACGTTTGTTTGTTGTTTTACAGCTATTTTGAATTCATCAGACACAATAATATTATCTTGAAATTTTAGGCGGCCAGTAATTATTACTGGTGTATCGCTTATTCTTCCAATGGGTTTGTTAAACTTATACCTCCCATCAGCTTTAATCATTCCACTATGCTTAATACGAGTTTCAAAAATGTCAACAAAATTTTCAGGTTTCAACAGAATAGAGAATTTATCGAAGATACCCCTTCCTGCTTTGTGTTTACCGTCATGTTTTATTTGTCCGTTAAACTTTATTCCGCTGGAACTAAATGAGTCGATTAAGTCTTTAGTTATTTTGGCTATTATGAATTTATCATCAAGAAACAACTCTTCTTTATATAAGAATAATTCTTTTGTCGAAAAAGATACACCAGCAGGGATTACTTCGGCAAGTATCATATTAAAGTTTAGCCCTGGCGTACCCTCGCCATCATGTTCAATTATTAATCCAGCAGGAAAATCAGGTACTATATGAACAACTTCTGATGAGTATAAATATTTTATTGCCTTTATTATATCTGGAATTGAACCAGCATTTGTATTTAGGAGTATCCGAAGATTAAGAATTATCCTATAGTAGTCATCACTGTTTCCATTCCGCTGTTCGCTTAATAATTTTCCAATACGGTCAAGCTGCTCTCCGGAAAGATTTTCCAAATAGTATTGTTCGCTCATCAATCGAAGCTGGGCTTCAATTTTAATTCGTAAATCGTCATCATATCTTGCCAGTTCCAGAGTTTCGTCTTCACACATCCACTCCGGAAGATAAGGAGGCTCGTTATATTCGTCCCAGTTTATTGGTTTCACTAACTAATCTCCTCAATGAATATCCGACCACGGTCAAACACCGCTATTTCTACTTCTCCGATTTCAATGTTTTCAGATTTATATTCTTCTTCTTCCGGTGGGTTTAAGTTTGTTGTTCTCGCAACTTCTATTTTTGTTTTTGCAATACCAGAAACACTATAGATAGGTATTCCAAGACGCTGATAAATCAGATCAACGCCAACGCCGTGATTCTTCTTTGACCATGAAACAATTTTATCTTTTATAAGATCGTTTCCATTTATCGGGAATTGCTCTTCATTGTTTTTTGAAATACCAATACGGAGCCATATATATTGATTCACTGGTCTTGAAAAACCAATTTCCCAAGGAGACCCTTCACTGTCATATACTGTTACAATAGTATTCCCAAATGGTTCTATTCCTGCCGGGCCAGAATTAAATATAGTTTGCGCTATGACTCTATCATCGCCTCCAATGACAACTGTTTCAAAACTTTTTGGCGGTCGTCCTTTATATACTTCCTTTGTCCTATTGCTGTAAACTTTAGCGTATTCAACACCGGGAACTTCCGTTTCTACTTTGTTTTGTATCGCGATCTCATTCGCAGTTGCTTTTTTTGCTCTGTTACCCATATTAATACGAAGTTCTGTGTCGCTTTCCATAACGCGACCTGTAAGACCAGTCGCGTAATTATAAATAGAATCAACAGAACTATTTGAAACCAACTTTGTTAATGTCCCTATAGGAACAAATATATTCCCTGGGGTCTCTGCTAAATAAACTGCATACGCGCCGAGTAATACTATCTTAATTTTTTCATCATTAGTATCGAATGAAAAAGGATTTAATCCATCAGTAATATGAACCTTTAGTCCATCTTTACCAAAATCTTCGACAGTAAATAACCCCGGCAATTCCATTTCAATTTTTTCTTTTAATCCCTGACCTATACTTTCCTCATCATCATCTTCAATTGCTGTATAGGATATAGTCAGACCTTTTATTTGGAATGAATATATTTCCTCTGGTTCAACAGATGATATTTTTATCCAAAATCCAAGAAGTTTTTCTCGACTTATTCTCACTGCATCACGCAGATAAAAAATGTCTCCGGTTGTGCTTAATTTTGCGAGATTTCTTGTTTTGATAGGTGTCCCTTCATCACCCCAAATACACTCCGTTACTTGTGTTCTTATAGCTCCGACACGGTTTACATTTACCAACGCTGCTAGTCGGTCAAGATATATACCATTCGCAGAATCAACATCACCAACAGACCATAAGCCGTCAAGTAATTCCCATAATTGGGTGAACTTTGCTACCTGATTTCCAATGTATTTTCCTGCGATTGAATCATCACTTATATCAATGTCCTCTCCAAATGCAGCTTTATAAGCGGCGCGTTCTTCTTCGAGCAATACCGCAAGAGGTTTTGAAATAAATCCGTTCTTTGTTAAGCCATATTCCATTATGCTGCCTCTTTAATTGGTATATCTTCATTCATATCAAGAATTTCTCCGTTATCGCATTGAGCGACAAACTTAACTTTATAAACTCGTTCCCTCTCATCAAAGGAAGGTTGGAAAGAAATCATTTTCTTAATTCCTTTCACATTAGAAATAGTCACAATCAAGGCTGTTTCAAGTAACGGACGATGGTCGATTTTATCTAAGCTAGTAGGAATATAAGGAATGCCTTTTTTCCTGTTCAAATACCATTCCCCAAGATATAAAGAAATAGCAGACCGAACCTTCTGCGCCATATATTCGAGATAATTATTTGTAAACCGCATTCCATTTCGTTCCCAGATAAATTTGCTACCGTGCGGTATTATGGCAAAATCTTTCATGATATTTTCCCACTCCCTGAACCAGACAAAAATGGAGACTTTAATTGGACGGTGATAGTTCCGGCTTTCATGTATGCGTCTATCGCGGCCGCAAAAACCTGTGCGTATAATTCATTACCGCCAGTCACCATATCCCACATCAACCGAAAACACGTCTTGAGCGGCGTGGAGATAAGCGATTTTGTTCCGGAAAACTTTCCTATAGCCGGTCCAGAAAAATCAGATGTTGCGCCACTCGGCGTTGTTACTTTTCCTTTTGATGTTGCCTGTACTGTATCTTCCGCGCTGCAAGCATTGTCAATATCTGTGGCGATGTGGTCAGCCAAATCGTCATCATTGTATTTTGCATCAAAAGTATCGAACAAATCTTTTTCAAGCTGCTCTGCATCTATAGTCATAGTTCCTTCGCTGACACCAGCATATCCACCGGCAGGAGCAGCGCCGACATCTGTCGTGGTTGTTTTCCCTGCGAGAATATATTTTTTTATATCCTTGGCAACATTTTTAGCTTGATACTTGTCTCCGTCATCCACAATATTATTCATGGCCAAATAAGTTGCGAGCAGATCTGCTTGTAAAGTAGTAGCGACTAATGCCATATCATGCCTCCAATAACAAACCGAGGTTCGTGTCGGCTGTTGCTATATCTTTTTCAAGGTTCGGATGAAGAAAATGAGTGGCAGGACTTCCGGTCGTACACGGTTTATTTATCTGCCATGCCTGAAAATAATTATGCAAAATCGTATACAGGCTTTGGCTGCCGTTCTTTACCGAAGCCTTATCACCGTTCAGTTTTACAGTCACATGGCTGTTTTTAGCAGTAAGCACATCGGCTTTCATCTCCACTTTGCATTTTTCCGTCTCGCTGGTTATATGGTCATCCTGCATCGTGACCTTTGCTTTTTTCTTGTAAATTGTTTTTATTTTTTCATTTGTCATCAGCACCTGTGAAATCAGATCACCGTCAGGCTTATCTTTATGGATTATCTGTAGCCCGTCCTCCTCCGCAGCTATAAACTCATGCGGCGCGTTTCCTGTTATAGCAATGCAGTCCTGTATATCGAACCGCCGCAGATCAGGTTCCTCAATTTCTTTACCGCCAGCAGCTTTCCATTTATCAGTACCACGTTCTATAACGAACAGCACAACCTCATCACCTTTTTTAAGAGGAAAATGAATTGTAAATTCTTTATTTCCTGAATACCTTACAGGTACATCAGGAATAATAGGAAACTCCACGAATTTACCATCAGGCAATTTCCGTTTCAAAGATGGTTGAATATCTGCGCGGCGTGTTTTGGCATCATATTTCTCAACCACGCCGGGTAATGTGGTGTGAACATCAGCCATATAGTATTCGATATACTCGCGGATAAGCAGACTTAATTCGTCCATTATATCGCCTCCGCTTCAATTTCAATTTTGAAAGAACCATCCCAATTATCGCCATCATAAATCGCTTTATGAATAAGCATATCGCCGGAATATGTGGACGCTTCTACTTTACAAGCAGCACCGGGTAATAATTCAGGTAATAACATTGTAGAAAACTTCCAACCGTTTTTTGCTTCTGCTTCTGAATTGTCCTCGCTTGTCTTATCACTGATTGGTTGTGGTATAGTAAGCAAGCCAGACTCTGGTGTTAGGCGAAGCCCTGTCTTGTCTGCCGCTTCACCTTTTTTAAGGATGTAAAGCATTTCATTCTGAACCGTATAGGATAATTCGAAGCGATTAAGAACTTTACGCAGCGCGTCTGTCGCCATACCAATATGAGCAAAACCAGAAGGATAATTTTCTCCGCTTGGAATATTCTCTTGTCCCTTACAAGGCAATCCAATCGCATTCAGAATGTCATCAACAACCGTGGCGGCTGCAACATCCTTCGTGTAGGAAATTGAAACATAACCGCCCATTACTGCGGCGCGGCCGTCTTGGACTTGCAATTCTGTTATATAATTTTCACCTTCTTTGTAACGCTTTCCTTCCACAACAGTACCAAAAAATATCGCTGCTATTGTTTCGTCCTTATAACCGGCGCGGAGTTGGATATGGTTATCGGCGACAGTTACTTTTGATGATGTATCTTGTGTCAGGTTATATATTTTTATTGTGGCTTTATTCGGCTCGGAGGAATCTGTTTTTTCTATGTGGAATGAAATTTTTAAGCCATCGATCTTAAAGCCAGTACCGTTTTTGGGACCAACCGTTACTTCGACATAGCGCATGAATGCCATTGCTACTCTCCACTGATGACATAGGATAAATCAAAGCGGCTTCCAAGGTTTCCCCTTGTAATTTCATCCGCTTCTAATTTCCCTTCGCGGTCAAAAATGACCAAATCACCGCTCGGTAGCTCCGGTACGCTCGCCCGATATTTTTCAAACAGTAAAACATTAGGGACGAGCCTAAGCCCTCCCAATAGTATTTTATCATTAACATCAAGAATTGTCATGTACCAATTTGACATTCTCGTATTCCATGATATATATAGCTGGTAACGAACCCCGGAGAGATTAACGGACATCTTCCAACGTGCGTATTTATCAGCGAAAGTAGGTATACTGTGAACTTCTAATAATTTCATTGCGGATATGGCACTCCCCATTGTTCTTGATACTCTGCCGCTGACGCTCTCCCAGACCGTACCCATTGCCGCCAGCGTTCCTTAAATGAATTATCATCATCTACTTTATTTCCGGAACCGACATTTCCCACATTTGCCGTTCCTGCCGCCTGATCTCCTCCTGCTCCTCCGCTCGAAGATACAGAGATTTGTGTTTCCTCGCTTTTCACTGTTTTGATTTTCTGAAAACTCATTGAGAAGGGAAGGTCTTCTCCTGACTCGGCATCGCGGCTTATGTTGAATGTCGTTATTACCATGTCCGTGTATGTATCCAGACCAGTAACAACATCCACGGGCTGACGCTCTCGCTTCATCCGGAGCAATTCATGGTAGGCTTGCCGGATACGGCTTTTCGGATCGTCCGGTATTTCTACTTTTGATAAGTCGGTATCGGATGAACCCATAGCGGTTTTGAATTCTGTTTGTCCAATGAACGCCTCGATGTCGATGGTATCCGGTTCTTCAATAACATGGTCGCTGATGTTGCCGCCTTCTTCCACGGTGAGATTTGTCAGACGATTTGCAAAGTTATAAGTCTCCACAAGGAAAGCGTCAATCACGAAAAGAGCCGCGCCTTTCTCTGCTATGCCTTTGTCCGGTATGGGATAGGTGAAGTTGATTGTTCCCTCTGCCATCAGCGTCTCCTTGCCTCGGGTGAGGGAATTGCCCCACGGCTGCTGTGTATAGCATCATTAAGAGCATCTTGCACCCCGCGTTTTACCGCAGCGGAAGCAGCTTCCGGCGACATACCGCTGGCGTTCACATTTACATTTATAGGTGCGGTTATGGTTGAGTAATTGGAGGTATTTGAGTTATTATAATTTGTATGGTTTGCGGCCGCTCTTGAAAGTGTATCACCAGCAAGAGAACCGGCTGCTCCGGCATAGGCTGGTTGCATCTGTTGACCACCACCGAGGAAGCGCATCAGGGCTTCAATCAAATCTCCGGGATTTTTCATCGCAAAAATATAATCATCCGGGTGTGTGCTGTATTGTCCTTCTGGGGTTACTATTAAATCATTTACTTTTTTTGTCTGTGTTGCTTCTTTATCGCCGCCTGTTACAACATTGACAATACCGTCTTTTACTCCACTGAAAAAACCTTTGACTTTATCCCATCCATCCTTAATGACATTGATGAACCCAAGAAATTTTTCTTTTATACTGTCGAATAATCCAAGAAATGCGTTTTTAATATATTCTAATGCTTCCGCTGGCCCCTGCTTTAAGGCAGTCCAAAGTCCTGCGAAGAAACCAGTAATTCCGTTCCATACATTTTTTACTGAATCGACAACGCCAAAGAAAATATTTTTTATTCCGTCCCAAATTGAAGAGGTTATTCTTTTTACACCGTCCCAAAGCCCTGAAAAGAAATTAGTTATAGTATTCCAAATTGATTTTACACCATATACTATATCAGCGGCAAAATCTAATATAGAGTTCCATATAGATTGCCAGACTGATTTTACTTTCTCCATGATACCGGAAATAAAGCTTACTATGGTTCCCCATACTTTCTTTACTCCATCAATAACTACCTTTGTAACATTGACAAGTTTTCCCCATATTACTTTTGCCTTATCAACAATAATCGTAAAAATCTTTATTAGAGTTTCCTTAATTTTATCCCAATGTTTAATAATGAGACGGAAAACTGTTATTATTTTATTTACCAAACTCAAAAAGGCATTTTTAAGATACTCTATTGTTGCCGTGGGGCCTTGCTTCAATGCTTCCCACAAACCGGAGAAGAATTCTTTTATCCCATTTATTACACTTTTTATTTTTTCTATTGCTCCACTAATAATGTCCTTGATTTTTATAAATACAACTTTTACGCCGTCTGGCATTTTATCCCAAACAGCACCAGCAATATCTTTAATTTTTCCCCATGTTTTGTCTACAAAATTGCGGAATTTCTCGTTGTGGTCGTATAGGGCTTTCAGTCCACCAGCCCAAGGATTGACCATTCCTACAGCAATTGTTTTCCAATTATTTTTTAGTAAACCTCCAGTTTTTTCTGCGCCACTTTTGATACCGTCCCATGCCCTAGATGCTAATCCGCTAATTTTGTCCCATGCTTTTCCGGCTATGTTCTTGGCCATTTCCCAACTTTGTTTTGAGTTTTCCACATACTGGTTCGCCATGTTTTTCATGCTGTCCCATGCTTTTGACGCTACACTTTTGATACCATCCCATGCTTTTCCGGCTATTCCTTTCACGCCTTCCCATAAACCAGAGAAGAAACCAGTAATTCCACTCCAGATATTCTTTATTCCATCTACAACACTTGAAAAGAAATTTACAATGGCTGTAAATATTTTTATTATTGCTTCTTTTATAGTTTCCCAATGTTTTATTATCAACCGAACCACGGCCATGATGACACCAGCAGGGAAAAATAAAATAGTCAAAATGATATTTAGAATATTCAATGCGTTTTTCTTAATAAAATCAACGATCATTCCAAAAAAAGATTTTATCCCTTCCCAAATCTTTTTGAAAAAGTTACCAATAGCTTCAAACGCACTTTTTAATGCAGCGACAACTTTATCCCAATTTTTTACCAGCAAACCAATAATGGCAATGAGAGCGACAACTAACATAATAATCGCGCCGATGGGATTCGCGCCCATAACGATATTTAAGATCCCTTGCACTATCGACCATGCTTTTATCGCCCCTATAATTATTAAAATATATTTCAGAAATGGCCCGAGTGTATCAATAACCCAAGCAATACCTGATCCGAATAAATCAATGAAACCAGCCACCACTTTTCCCAAAAACGAAAACAAGGGAGTTAGTCCTTTTATAATGTCTGCAAGACCATTTGTATCTTCACCAGCCTTACTAAAAAGTCTCCCTATTGCACCAAATACCTTTTCAAATAACGGCTGTAATGATTCAATTATTGGTTTTAGAAATGCTTTTATAGGCATAAATGCTGCGAGGATTGCTCTTTTGATATTCTCCAATACAGGCACTAACTTCTCAAATGCCTTCCCTATTGCTTTACCAATGCCTTCAAAATGTTTAGTTAAATCATTTATTATCGGTATCAATTCACCTACTTGATCTGCGCCGAGTTGGAACACAGTTTTAAATATTGGCTTTAATGATTCCAATATCGGTTTTACAAAAGCCTGTATCGGCTTAAACGCGACAAGAAACAATGTCGCCAAGTTCATTAGGTATGGATACGCGCTTTCAATAACGCTTCCTAAAAATCCAAATACATCTGCAAATAAGGCTTTAAGCGGAGTAAATGCGCCGCCAAACTTTTTCATTCTCATTTGAAGTATTTGAAAGAAAATAATTACATCTTGAATTGCACCTATCAAAGCTTCAAAGGCTTTCGCGCCAAAATTTATAAATCCTTCTTTACCTAATTTAATTAAATCTGTTATATAACGAATAGTATCAACAATTTTTGGTAATACTTTTGTTCCGATGCCTTCTCCGATGTCAGAAATTGTGCTTTTTAATATCTTTATACTTCCGGTTAATGTCCTTGCTTGCCGTTCCATGTTCTGATAGAACCTGCCGCCTTCCTTTGTGGCGTTACTCATTGCTAAGGTAAGTTCATTAAATCCTATTTTTCCAGCTTTTATATCAGCATCAAGTTGTGTTGTTGATTTCCCCAGAGCTTCTGCCATATCATTCATGCTGAATCCGGCATTTGTAAGCTGCCGGATAGTTCCGTCAGTCACTTTTCCAGATACAGAAACTTTAGTCAGAACGCTTGAAAGCGCATTAAAGTTTTCAGTGGAACCGTCTGCAATATCGCCGAGAACATTTACAAAATTGGAAGCATTGTCTGCTTCCATGCCGAGGTTACGGAGTGATTTATATGCGTTGACTATATTTCCTGTTCCGAAAAGCGGATCAGCCGATGTATCACGAAGTTTGGCGAGAACCGCCGCCGCGCTGTCCGCGTCTCCGGTAAATTTTTGCAGTTGGTTCCGGTACTGTTCCATTTGCCCGGTTTGCTCGAGAATATTTTTTGAGATCCAAGCCATTCCAGCAGCGGCAGCAACGGTCGCTATTTTCCAGGCCATACCAATACCTTTAGTTGCTGCCGTCAGCTTGTTGGTTTTTTCTTTTGTGGCATCTAATTGTTTGTCATATTTTTTTACCGGAGCATCATCTAATTTGAAGCCCAATAAGGTAACAAATTCTCTGACAGTCATGGCTTATTCGCCGCCTCCACCTTTCTTCCTCTCGAATTCTTGTAGACCGTCCAATGCCGTATTCATATCAGCAGACATATCCAACATGGCATTAGCCTGTAAAAGGTCTTCATAAGTCCACTTGTATTTCAAGTCATCGAGCGGTGTTCCTTTCTCCTGCCAGATTCGCCATATCAGATATTCGTCTTCTATCCCTGGGTCGAGTTTTCCGATGTCTCCGAGTTGTTTGATTTTTCGGTCTCGGTCTCGCTTCCCGGTTCGGAAGAAAGTGTTTCCTTTGTTAACCTTCCAATACTCCGAACCGTCTTTTCGAAAAAATCAGGATAATTCGCCTCCAGAACAAGAAGCAGAACCGGATAAATTG